GTTGTCGTATAATTTATCCAGTAAATAGTCTCTATGATATCCAAGCGACTGTTGTTGACAACAAAATAGTCTATCAATATTTTTATTGTAGTTTGTAGGCTGTATACCAGTAAGTCGCATGTATCCTGGGAACTCGTAGTGCATTGGTTCTTTGGTAGTGTACGGATCCATATGAGTACAGTGCCACTTTAGTTTTCCTTGCTTAACAAAACGTGTAAATCTCTTGTCTCGAACGTAGTCAATTATCCAGTCTGAGTCGTAACCTTCTTCCATATAGTAAAACAAATGTAGTTCGTCAACTATATCGCATATTTCCGCCAAGTTTGCTTCTGGCTGTTGATCGTTAGTAAATCCTACAACAACTGCCATTACATATTGTCCGCATATTTTTTTATTTTTAATATTTTTTCTTTATGTCGTTGTGCTTCTGGATAGAACACGTAATCTTCACTAGTTAAAATACTAGGTAATTGCAATCTTTTTAACTTGTCTAAGAATACAGTCTGATTATACTTAGCAGTTTCTATAGTCGATTTAAACATGTTTATTTTTAGGTTTTTTATTTGTTTTACTATTGCTTCAGTTCGTGCTTCTATAGTTGGTAATTTATCAAAAGAATAATCAAATACATCTGTATATAATTTATATCCTTCGTCTTCTATTTTTTTATGTATGTTTTGGCATCCTACAATAATAAAAGGCTGGGCATGTAGTAAACAACTGTATGTTTTTTCTGTAAGTAAACTAGTATCTTTTGCCTCAATATCATAGTAACTTTCTGTAATAATATTAAAACAAGACTTGTACCATGTGCTAATAGGCGGTGGTGGGTTATCTTCTATATTCCATACTAAACTGCTATCATGTCCATCACTAGGAAACCATTTGTGTATGTTATTGCGCCAAGATTTATTAAATTTAGATTTTTGTGAATCTTTTGTGTATTTAATTGTTAAATGGTCTTCATCAGGTCCTGAGTCTTCTGCATAACTTACAAGTCCTTTTGACAATAGCCTTTGTCTATACAAAAGACTCATTAACAAATCTCGATGATATCCTAATGACTTTTGTTGACTGAAATACAAGTGTGTAGGCGATTGTCTTTGTTGTACTAATGGCTGAATACTAAGTAACATATCAAATTCAGGCCAAGTTATGTGATAATCTTTTGTGCCGATGTATGGATCTGAATGATTACAATGCCAAAAATATTTACAATTGTTATTTGTTACTGCGCCTTGTAAATCTTTAACATTACGACCTTCTTCTGAATAATATAAAAAGTGCTGTTCCGTAGGAGTAAGGACCTGTTTTAAGTCAGGCTCAATGACTCCTTCTTTGTCAGCACCATATACTACTTTCATCTATCAAAGGCAGTAACTTGCATTGTAAAACGGTGTTCAATGCCCATGTTATATGCAGCATGTGGCGCACTACCTGTCCAGCTAATCCAGTCGCCATTTTTCCAATCACACAAGCATGTGTCTTCTACATGGAAATAATGTCCTAGTTTGCAATCTTCTAAAAATACAATATAACGTGTAATAGTATTAACGTCTGTAATGTTATGCATCTTCATAAAGTTTGCATACATGTCTTTGTGCAAAGGAAGAATATTTGCTGGCGGTGTTCTATAAATTGCAACTTCAAAATGATCGTGGTCTGGAAGTTGTTCAACTACACCTTTCCAGAATTCAGGCATAATTTCTTTAGGGCCTACGTATACATCATTATTGATAATAACTTTATAAGGATCGTGTCCATATTTGATATATTCATCGCCTCCATAGCCTCCTGCACTTTCATATGGTAAACTATAAAATTGTTGTCCTTGCCAACATGGTTCAATATGTCCTTGTTTCATGTATTTTTCCTTTATTAGCTATCAGAGTATTTAGTTGGGGCTCTGACCTTCTTAACATCATTATTGGTTATTGTAGTATACTTAGGCTCTATAGGACACAACGAGCATTGTTTGATTGCATCTGATGTTAGCCTTGATACTTTGTGTAATATATTTTTATCTGTATGTTCTAATGGTTTGTATTTTTTTATTAGTTTTTCAGCACTAGGTTCTATTGCATATTTTTTAACAAGTGCTTGCGCTCCAACTAATGTTCCACACTTGTAAAGTTTGCCTTTGTAAATATAATGACAATCGTTAATGTCGCAAGCATTGTGTGCATCTTCAGAATTGTTTTTATAAAAATTAATTTGATCGTTGATATGATCTTTTGAACCCCATTGGTAAAAATCAAACTCTTCGGCTATCATAGCAACTACACGATTGTCTTGTACATAAAATACAGTGTAATCAGTTTTATAATATTTTGGAACATTGTTTATTTCTGCACCGGTAACTTTTGTTATATTTTTGTTACCAATAGCTGATTCAATGTCTTGTTCTGCTTTTGCAAAATGTTCTGGTGTATGTGCATTTACTTCAACAACAATACCTGCATTCCACCATTCAACAAGATTGTGTTTCCATCTATCTATAAGAAGTCCGTTTGTGCATATTTTAAAATCTTTGCAGTACGGAAATATTGAACGTAATCCTATAGCCCAATTGTGTAGATCAGGATTGCTCATAGGTTCGCCGCCGATGATGCTCATATCAATTGGATCTAATATTTTACTCCATGCTATAGCATCGTTTTTGTAGTCACTAAAAAGGTCGTGTCCAGAAATGTTATAGTTATTAAAACTTAAACACCCTGGACACGCTAGATTACAAGTATGACTAATATAAAATTGTACTACACCCAGCGGAAACATTTATTATGCGTCACTGTCGTACCCAGTTGTTGCAACAATAGTTTCGAGATCTTCAAACTCGTCTTGTACACGACTCCAGTCACGTTTTTGTGCTACTTTGATTGCTTTATTGATTAGCGAAGGCTTTACATTTAGTTCTTCTGCTACTGCTTTTACAGTTTCTTTTAGTCCGCCTTGTAGATCTTCAATTTCTTGTAATACTGTAACGCCTTCTTTAACTAGTCGTTCTAGTTTGGCTTTTTCTTCTTGGCCGTATACTCTATCGCTCATACATTTCTCCTATGTGTTTCTTATACTATATACGATTAGTTGCAGTTTGTCAACGAATAAATGCACCTATACGTCCGTGTACATCAGGATAATCTTTATATGAATATCCATCAGGAGGAGTTGTGTCTTCGCCTTCCCAAACTGGAATAAAATGATTTATATTTCCATCAAAGTCTTCGTTGCGTCTTAGGTGTACTTCAATCAGTTTGCCACCTATAAACTCGCAGTTCATCCAAGGATGCTGTTCTACTAATTCGTTTAGTATTGCAGGAAACGTAAATTTCTTATCATCTCTACGCCAATCAGTCCACCTAGTAAATGTATCTTCAGGCTTGTGTCCTTGTACACACAACAATTGCTTTCCTTCAAAATAATCTACACTATAATGATCGCCTTCAAAGAACTCGCACCAAAAGTGTCCTACTGGAAGATGCATTGTTTCTTTTTCGATCCAAGCCTTTTGTGCGCCTAAACCTAAGCCTAGCATGTTGACACACGGACGTACAATATAAAAGCCCGGATGCGGAACATCTAGTCCGACCGGGCCACTATTATATTTTAATTTACGAGCGAGTATAAGTTTGTCCATTACCCAAATGTGGGCTGGATCAATATTGTGCCAAACAAAGTCCTCAGCACTGTCTTCCACACTACATTTTAACGCAGTTGTCTACAGTTTTGCCACCTTTTTTCTTGGTGCCCATACGCTTGTATCCTTTCCAGCATACTTTGCCGTCAACGCCTTTTTGCTTTTCTTCTGGTAGTGTTGTGTAACTTGGATTGCCACATTCTTTACATGTACCTTTAGCTTCTGAAAGTCTTGAATCTAAACTGCTTTTGTACTTTACAACATCTGCTTCGTCCATTGTAAACTTGTGACTTTCAGTTGCTGCTATTGGTGATTTATCATAGTCTAGTGTGTGATATACACTGCCGATATAGTCTGCTGCTTTAGTAATTTTACTTTGCATCCAACCTTCAATACCTTCAGCTTCGCTAACACCTTTTAGAATTTCGTGTAGTTTGATTGAATACTTTGCAATTTTATATAGTTCGGCACGTGCCATTTGTACTTCGTGATCACGTTCTGCCATGTCTGCCATATCAGCAAGACCTTCGGTTGTTACTTTTTTCTTTTTGTTTTTATACTTTAAGAAATCATAATCGTCAGGCCCGGTTGTCTTACCTGCTTTAGGTGCACCTTTGCCTTTGTTAAGTTCTTTGTTTCTTAACTCTTTGGCGTGCCCAGGTCTAAGTGCTTCTACTTTATGCTTTTTACCGTCTACTTCAAATTCGTCTTTGCCTGAGTCTTTGGCTTTTTTAAGTTCTCCGGAAAACTTGTTGCCTTCTGCTGGTTCAGCTGCACGATTAGTTGAAGCATCTTTGTCTGCTTTTGCTTTACCAATTAACATTTGAATAACGTCTTGACTCATGCCTGTCATTTTAACAACATCGGACATACTCTTTGGACCAAAACTTGCTCCAAACGATTCAAGTGATTCGCCCAGTCTCGATAATGCATTTGCCATCATCAGTGTGTTATCATCAGTTCCAGTCATTCTCGAACTCATGTCAATCATTTTTCTGCCTAGTGCGGCAATAGCTTTGTGCTTTGGATTGATGTTGAAGTTATCATCTACATCACGTTCTGCAAGTTTCTTATTTGTCATAGTATTCTCCGGTTACTACTATTTATCTGTTTTTCTTTTTTGTTCTACGTTTTGGTGCTGCACCTCTGCGTAGCATACTTCCTGGGCCGCCGCCTGCAAACCCATTATTAGTTGAAGCAATTGCACCAGCACTTGTTGTTTCGTACATTGATTCTTCTTGATATTTGGCTACTAATGCTTCGCCTTTTTTCTCAATAAACTTTTTAAGAGCAACTGCACCTAGTATAAGTGCTACTGCCATGCCGATTTCAAATTTGTTATCAATAAGCATCTGTGCATATTCTTCACCAATTTGAGATATTACCCAGTCCCATCCTTGATCGATATAGTATGCTGCGGCTGCACCTGCACCAATTTTGCCACCGTGTCTTTTTATCAGCCATTTAATAATAGGCCATGCTCCACGTGCCGCTGCAAATTTAATCAACCATATTGCTGCTGCAATAATAGGTGCTGCTTCGTCTAGTTGTGCTTCGCCTACTAGTTTACCTTTTAAAGGATGCTTAGTACGACCGCCTTTGGCTATAGGCATTTTATCTTTGCCTTTGGCTTGATGTCCAGCCTTACCGCCGCCTGTAATTTCGCTTATAATCATTTGCTTCGCCTAATTGAAATAATTTTTGTATCAGGACCATACTGTGCCATAAGCTGCTTTTTAGCTTCAATGGCATTACGTGCTTGTGTTTGCACTTTGATAGCTTGCGAGTAATACTTTTGTCTAATGCGTAAATCGGCCATAAACAAATGAAATGCAGGTGCTTTAAAGGTCTCTCTTAGTCTCATGTTAGTATTTAGTCCAATCAAATAACTTTACTTTTTCTTCAGGTTCCTCAAGCGTGTGTCCGCCTTCAATAATAGCCCATTCAGCCGCAGTATATCGCGGAGTAGTATCTTCGGTCATTCCTAAGTTAAAAAGCACATTAGTTGACTTGCCTTTTACCTTACTACTTAATGTAGGCGGCTTACCATCTTTGTCTACTTTAAAGCCTAATTTTGCTGCTTCAATACTAGTTTGATTAACACCAACATCAGGGGTAGTGTTAACACCTTTTACAATACGTCCATCTTCAAATAAATCGTCTATTTTCATTTGCGGCCTCTAAATCCTTTGCCTTGCATCTTAGGCTGACTAAACCATAGTTTAAACCATTCGTCGGTGCCTGGTTTGATATTTTGCTCACGTTCTTTCTTACGATTAGCATTTGCAGCATCGCTAAAATCTTCTAGAGTGTATTCAGTGTATCCTTTAAATTCACTGATCCCTGCTAGTTTCTTTAGATCTTCTATATTCATTCCAGTATGCATTTCTTTCGTTGGTACTAGCTCTACGTGCTTCGTGTTCTTTATACTTAGCTATATAGTGTTCTAGTTCTTCTTGGGTCATTTCTTTTTCTTGCCGCTTTTCATATTAGCACACCAGTGATACATTTTAGCCTTCTCACCACTTGCGTTCTTAGCACGTTTGCGTAGTGCTGTTACACTACCATTACAACTTGCACCACTACGTTTTACACGCCCTGGTCTGCTTTTGCCTTTTACTTTACCGTCAGCAAAGTTTTCGTTATATGCTTTATCAGTAGCAGCCTTAGCACTAGCACCTTGTGGGTGTTTTGGATTAATGCCTACTGGCTCGCCGTTCATTAGTTGTGAAATATCAGCACTCTTGCCAATTTTATCTAATAGCATATGCAACTTGTCATTAGGATCATAGTTGCCTGTTTCGTAACCTGGCTTACCACGCACTTCTGTACGTTTGCCTGTAGCAGTGTCAACAATGTTTAACACCATCATATCAGTGTCACGTTCTAGTTGTAGTTTGTAACCTTCATTGGTTTTCTTTTTAGGCTTGCCGTGTTTGTTATGCTGTGCCCAAGCAATAGCATAAGGTGCACCTGGATCGTCAAACTTGCCTTTTAGTTTTTTGACTTGTTTTTCTCTACCCGGAGGAGCCTTTTCTAATACACCCATACCTTTGCGTACTGCGTCATACATTTGTTGAGCAATCTTTGGATTAGCAACACCTTGTTGGAAACTATCAAAATCTCCTGTTGCTGCTGCTGCTCTCATCTTACTTGCGCTCATACCTTCAGCACCTTCTGCATCCGGATCACGTTCGCCTGCACTTACAACTTGAATATCTTTAAAGTTATACTCTTTGCCATTGTACTTGTTAATAAGTGTAGTAAAATCTTGTATTCTATCACTGCCTGCAACATATACAATACTATCATATCCCATAGCTTCAATTTTTTGTAGTGCTTGTATAATAGTTTTTACATCACTACTGCCTACTTTAACATTTGGAAAACTTGCTTGTGCAAATTTTAATTTATCTGCAAATGGCAACGGATCTGTTTTTGGCTTTTGGCTTTGTGTCACAAAAATATAAGGATCACCAGGAATGCTTGCTACTTTATCGGCTAATTTTTTATGCCCAATTGTAGGAGGATTCATTCTTCCAAATGCTAGAACTGCTGTCTTTGATGCTTCAAATAAATTTCTTATCTTCATGACGGTTGCCACCTTTGTCTCGGCACTAGTTTAGTTTTACTACCTAGTGCTACATATCCCTCACCGCCTTTTTCGCCTTTGGTGCTTTGTTTTACATCAGCTGGAGCATCATCTAACTGTTGTATGATATGATCCTTTGCTGTCATAATTTGTTTTACAAGACTAAAAATTGCTGGCAACGCTTTTGGATTTTCATCACTCATTGCTTTGATTTTTGCTTGCTTGTTAGAACTTACTTTACTACCTTGCAACCAACTAAAAAAGTTTTTATCAAGTTGTTGTAATTGCTGTGCTCTACTACTTTGGTTTACATATGTATAAATGATATTTTTCATATCACTTAATCCTTGTACCGGAGCAAGGAAGCTGTCAATTGCACTTGCATATTTTTTTGCAAATGTTCTAATAGCGTCTACTTCTTTTGTATCTACTTGTGGCTGATGTGTTACATAAGTTTGCCCAAGTACAACTGCATCGCTACTGTTTAATTCTTTTACATCACTAATTGGTGTGCCAGTACTATCGCCAAAGTTTTCGTAGCGTGTGTGTACTGTAACGCCCACTGTACTGTTTGCTACACGCTTGCCTAGTTCACTGTTAGGATCAACAGTATATGTTACTAGGTTTGGCGTAAACTGTAAGCCTTCGTCAGTTTTTGTAACTGGCTTGCCTGGATGATAAAGTATATCTCCGTAGATGTAACCTCTAAAGTTAGGAGGAGTTGCTGCTTCCATAACTTTAAAAATACCAGCCATTTCACTAGCAAAACGCTCACGCCACTCTTCGCCTTTTCCTGTATTGGTAATAAATTTATATAAATCTTCTGAAGAATAACTTTTGTTTCTGCCCCAGCCGTTTTTGCCTACTAGTACAAATTTGCCACTTGGTTCTCTGCCGTAATACATAGTAGGATATCCGTCCCACTTGATAGCAATATCGCTACTGTCGCTGCCCATTTTACTAAGTATATCTGCTGCTTTGGCTGCACCTGCGCTTCCATCGACAAATACTAAGTCTTCTAAGTGTTGATACTCTCGGCCTACTTTAGCTTCAGTGAGTATTTTAAATTCACGATAACGCATTAGTATTCCTTATTACGAAAGTTTTCCTTCTCGGCATTTAACAGCCTAGTAGCACATTCCATTTTTTCAGCATCAGTGTGTAATAATCTATCTGGACGTTTTGGCACATCAAACTTTTTGACGTATGATTCAATAGCTTTATCAATCATTGGAAACATTTGTTTCTTACTAAATTTACCGCCATTGTTTATTGCTTTTTGTACATCAACTAACGCTGGATATGTTTGGGTTCTATAAAAATCTGGATCATTTTGCATAAACACAACAACATCGTCGAGTACATCATATGGTAACTCGCTGCCAATTTTCATTTCAGGACTGTTATCCATCATAGCATTTTCTAAAATTTCGTTGCGTTTTACCATTTCTTAGTCCTCAAAATTCGCACGTTGTAAAAAACTTTGAATCGCATCACCATCTAAAGATGTTAGTAGCTCATGCATTACTTTTTCAATACCGTGTTTTTTAATTAGGTCGTATACCGGTTGTGTATAATACCCGCCTGCTTCGTCAACTGCTCGTTGATCTAATAGTGCTGTTAGGCGATCGCCCATTTCTCTAATTTCATCTGCAACTGTTTTTACCATTTCCTGCAACTCCAATATCTTGCTTTATGTCTAGGTCCAGGATTATCACAGTTGTGTCTTGCTCTAAATGAGCGTCTACGTGCCGGATTAGACTTTTTAATTTTTACACCTTTTTGTCCAAAGTTAACTTTAACTACGTTACCCTTTGGATTTTTGACATACACTTTAAACTTTTTTGTATCACCTGCCATTGGTTTACCAAGTGCAACTTTACGACCTTGATATTCAGCTTCGTCAACATAATCTGTATTAAACCACATGTCACCGTAGTCTTCATAAAAGTCGTCATCGTCGTCGTATGTAACTTCGTCAATTGCATCTTCGTTTGACATAATTTCAATATCAAAATCTTCGTGGCCGTTTTCAAACATAAGGTCAGCTAAACGCTGTGCATATTCGTCTGCTTCGGACTCGCTAAGTTCACGTGGCAGCGGTAGTTCAACATAGGTATTTTCTACTGCTTCATAAATGTTTTGTTCTGTAAAAATACTTTCGTCTAGTTTGACTTGAGTCTTTTCCATTACTAATCTTACAAAATGTTCCATGATGTATCCTTATAGGTTTATTAATACTATTTATCAATATCATCCTTGTACACAATTTTATCGATACGGGTAATATTGTCACCGCAAATTAGTTGTACCATGAATAAAACTTTTTCGTCACGTACAAAAATATATTGTCCTTTGATCCAACGTTCTCTATTTAGAAAGTTTTTCATCAACAAAGGCCCGCAACGTGCTTTGTCAGTGTTGTTTTGTAACCATGTACCCATTGAACGTTTTGCTGGTTTCTGCCCAAACGTTAATTTAATTGGAAAGTTTGTTTTTTTGTCACTAATTATAGTGTTTGTATTTTTTTGTAAGAAAGTAATACAGTTAGTATCAGGCTCCCAAAACTCTTCAGCAATTGCAAACTTTGAAATTGTAGTTAGAAGTTTTTTATCATTACTATAGATTATTAGTGTATTATATTCACAACGTACCAAATATTCTTTACTGTGTAATAACAATCTGCAAATTTTATCAGCATCTGTTATGTCATTAGAATCAAGATGCAACTCACTACGCCACGTAGTTTTCTTTAACGGTAATCCTAGTTTTGCTGAAAGTTTATAACTGTCAATTTGGCTACGTGCATAGCTTAGTTTGCCATTACGTTGCATTTCAGTTCTAAACACACTTGCTAGTGGACTACGGACAACAACTTTGTAAAGATATCGTCCGTAGTGTAGTTTTGTAGTTTCACACTTCTTCAACAACTTTTTCTACTTCCAGTTCAATTTTATCATCAACAAGTTTAATAATAATTGTACCGCCATTTTTGAGATCACCAAATAGTAATGCTCGTGATAGTGGACGCTTAATATCTTTGTCAATAACACGCTGCAAAGGTCTTGCACCCATTTTAGGATCAAATCCTTTGTCTACTAAGTAATCAAGTGCTTCGTCTGTAATTGTAAATTTTACATCTTTTTGCTTAACTTGGTCTTTAAGTTCTTTCATAAACTTGCCTACAATTTTAAGCATTACTGGCTTGCCTAGTTTAGCAAACGTAATTGTAGCATCTAATCTATTTCTAAACTCTGGTTTAAAGTATTCTTTCATGCTTTTATCTTCGTATTCAGTTTCTTCAGATCCAAAACCAATTGAATTTTTCTCTGCTTCAGCTGCACCTAAGTTTGTTGTAAGAATTAATACAACATTGCGAGCATCTGCTTCTTTTCCATTGCTACCAGTAATTTTACCATTATCCATTAGTTGTAATAGTATACTAGCAACATCTGGATGAGCTTTTTCAATTTCGTCTAGCAACAATACACAGTTTGGATTTTCTTGTAGTTTTACAATCATCTGACCTGCGTCATCGTCAAAGCCTACATAACCTGGAGGTGCACCAATAAGTTTAGCAACACTATGTTTCTCTTGGAATTCACTCATATCAAAACGTACAAGCGGAACTCCTAAGTGTGTTGAAAGAGCTTTTGCTGTTTCAGTTTTACCTGTACCAGTTGGGCCCATAAACACAAATGAACCAATTGGTTTGTCATCTGGTTTTAGTCCTGCTTGTGCTACAAGAATCTTGTCTACAATGCCTTCGATAGCCTCGTCTTGTCCAAACACACTACCTTTCATATTCTTTTCAAGGTCTTTTAAGTTTTCAGCTTCGCGTTCTGCTACTTGCTCCTCAGGTAGTTTTACCATTTTTGCAAGTTCAAATTGAATCTGTTCTTCAGTAACAACTAAGTTTTCTGTTTGATCATTTACTTTAAAACGAGAACATGCTACGTCTAGTAAGTCAATTGCTTTATCAGGAAGTTTTTTATCTGGTTGATATTTTACACTAAGTTTTACTGCTGATTCCATTGCGTCTTCTGTGATCTTGACACCGTGGAAATCTTCGTAGTATCCTACAATTCCTTTTAGGATTTCAAGTGTAGTTTCTTGGCTTGGCTCATCAATACTTACACGTTGGAATCGACGCATTAATGCACGATCCTTTTCAAAAAACTTGCGATACTCTTCCCAAGTAGTTGAAGCAACAACTTTTAAATTACCTTTGCCTAATGCTGGCTTTAGTAAGTTAGCTAAATCATTACTACTATTTTGTCCGCCGGCACCAGCACCACTAATCATATGTGCTTCGTCAATGAACATAATAGTTTTGCCTTTCTTTTGTAGTCCGGCTAATACTAGTTTAAAACGCTCTTCAAAGTCGCCTCTATATTTTGATCCTGCTAACATAGCGCCAATATCAAGTGCATACACATTGTATTCTTTTAAAAACTCTGGTGTTTCGCCATTAACAATTTTCCAAGCAAGTCCTTCTGCAATAGCAGTTTTACCAACACCTGGATCACCTACCATTAGTACATTGCTTTTGCTACGACGACCAAGTGCTAGTGCAACACTACTTAGTTCATCATGGCGTCCAATTACAGGATCAATCTTACCTGATTTAACTTGTGCATTTAAATCATCAGTAAACTGTCGAATAGCTTGATTAGCAGCACCTGCGTTTTCTTGTAGCTCTTGTGCGTCTTCTTGTTCACCAATTGAAATATTAACAAATGCTTGCCACTCGGCTTTTGTAATTTTAGCCTTGTGTGTTGCAAAATATGCAAAGCTACGTTTCTCGCCTAGTATACTTGTAAATACATCAGAAATTTCAATTTTACTTCTGCCTTGAAATAATACTTGTGCAAACGCTCTGTTCAATACACGTTCGACAGTTTGTGTTTTTTTAGGCTTCCATTTTTTACTAACAGTATCAGTATCAATTTTAATTTGTTCAAGAGACTTGATATAATTTTCAAGTTCACTTTTGAGTAAGTCAACATCAGCACCATATTCTTCTAATGATTCTTGAAAATTTTCTTCGCATAGCATAGCAAATGTAAGATGCTCAAGTGTAACATATTCATGTTTTAACTTTTTTGCATCTCCAACTGCTTTGTCAAATACTGCTTGTAACTCTGTACTAGGTTCAACCATTTTTTCTTATTGCCTTTTTAATATCTTTTATACGTTTTGTTTCTGCACGTTTAAGTTTAAACTTGCTTACTCTATCGATGTATTGGATGCCATGTAGATGATCATACTCGTGTAAGAAAATTCTAGCATCAATGTCGTCCAGCTTCATCTCTACATTTATAACACTTTTAAAGTCAGATGTCAAGGTATCAAATGAAACAATTGTACTAATAGGACGCTTTACTTTTAATATTAGTCCTGGATGACTAAGACATCCTTCTGGTCCTAATTCAATTTCTTTACTAAGTCCTTTGATTTCTGGATTAATAACTGTGAGAACATCACCGTGCTGTTTATTGAGAAATGCTTTCATTACAAAAATTTGTCCAGGAAATCCTACCTGGTTAGCACTTATTCCAACGCCGCCGTACTTGTTCATGACATCAATCATATCAAGTGCCTTTGGCGCTGGGTGTCCAAAGTATTCATGGTCATAAACGTCTACTGCTTTTTCAAGCTGCGGATCAGGTGCGATTACTAAGTTCATCATATAACTTTTTTACCTTTTCTTCTTCTATAGTATTTAATTGCGGAAGGGTTCCCTTAATATGCAAATACAAATGTCCAGTACGTCCTTGCCTTGGATCCGGAATACCTTGCCCGCCTACACTTAATGTTGTACCAGGCGCAGTACTCTTAGGTATTGTAACACGTAAAGGACCGCCTGTCAACTTATCAATTATTATTACAGTTCCTAACATTAAGTCAAACACACTTACATCTATATTAGAGTGCAAATTCAATCCTTCTCGATCAAACCTTGGATGTGCTTGAACTCTAACTTGCACTAACAGATCTCCTCTCGGTAATCTTGGATTAGAATTATCACCTAGACCTTGATATCGAATTACTTGTCCGTTTTGCACACCTTGTTGTATTTTTATACTAGCACTACTTTCCATACCGTTTGGTAATTTATAAGTAGCTAGAATATCTCTACCTTCCATTACATCACGTAGGGTAATATTTACTGCAATTTTAATATCGCTATTTTTTTGTGGGCGTTGTTGTTGTGCAAATCCTCTACCAAACATTGCCTCAAATATATCATTCACACTGCCTGGACCAGCGTTCATTGACTGTGTGTTCATTCTAACTTGAGGATTATCGTACTGTTGTCTTTTTTCTGGATTTTTTAATGTTTCGTATGCTTCATTAATTTGTGCAAATTTTCCACTGTCGCCGCCGTGGTCAGGATGATTTGCCATAGCCGACTTGCGGTATGCTTTTTTAATCTCATCCTGACTTGCTTGTTTGCTAACGCCTAATATACTGTAATAGTCCATACTATTACTTACTATTTGTGTTATTTAGATTTGTCAGTTCCGGTATATAATCCAAACCATGCTGCGCCAGCGCCAACTACAATACTAATCAACCCGCTTTGTTCCATACTTGGATCTGGTAAATTCATATACCAAATGACACATTTGTATAACAATATAATGTATACAGTTAAGAACAAGCGTGGAAAAATTCTCCAGCTATCTATAGCTCTTGCTAGGTGTATTACTCTAGCATATGGATTTGGGCCCATATCTTTTACACTTGTATCTACTTCTAAGTCTAATTTAACTTTGCGTGTAGTACTATCTTGTGTACTTACTACTACAGCATCTGGTTTTGCTTCTGCTACTGGTGCTGGCGCAGGTGCTGCTGCTGGTTTATCTAAGTCTTCAAGTTTTTTTCTTGGCATTTTTACCCTCCAATTTTTGTAATCTGCCCTCTAGGTCGTCTATCTTTGCTGTTATTTTTGGATACTTTTTACGCCATGCATCTTCTGGTTGCTCTAACCAAGTCCATCCATAACGTGCTACAAGGAAGTCAATTGCGTTGTCAATTTTTGCATAACCCCAAAGCCCTATTCGTGTTGTGCTTATGTATGCTACAAATACAGCACCTAGTACACTGCCGCCAATTGCTGTGTATATCCACAGACGATCACTCGCCATTCTTTCAATCATTTCCCACATAGTAATCCCTCAATTATTATGTTAGTATTTAGCCATCCACTTTGGCAAACTGCCTGCTACTTCTTGCTGTGTTGCCCAGCGCCGTATGCCTATAGCTCGTTTAGGATCAAATAAATCGTAACGTACTTCGTTGTTTTGATTGCCTCCTAGTATTACCCATTTGTTATTTTGTTCTTCAACAAAGAAACCTACATGTCCTTGCCAGCCTTCTTTACCTCTAGGAAATACTACAAGGTCTCCACGTTGTATGTTTTCAGATTCAATTGGCAATCCCCAACTTAAAAAACTACGTGCCATAAGCGGAGCTGTAGAACCAACATCGTGTAAGTTTGGTATATTATCTAATTCTAATACAGCATTAACAAACGCCGCACACCATTCTGTACGTACAGGATCAACACCTGTTAATTGGTGTAGTTGTCCTCTATGACTACGTTCGTGTAATCCAATGTATCCTTGGGCTAATTCAACACTAGTATTTTCTTCACTAGTAAAGGGCGCACATGCTGTAATTAACATAATGCTGAATATTACAATAATGTTTTTGATCAATTAGTCGATTACCTCAATTACTGCATTGTCCATTGCTTCTTCTGCTTTTGCATAGTATCCTTCGTATGCTGCAATAATAGCTTGTTGCTGTTGTACTAATGCACGTATGTCACTAAAGTTAAGTCCTAAATTTCCATAACCTTCTCCGGTTAGAGCGTACAGAGCAAATGCTTTGCCTTCTGAGTTTAATCTAGATATGACTTCGTCTACATTACCTTCGTTTAACACAATCCATTCTACTTTTTTCATGTTGAGTTCGTCAACTGGAGGTAGCGTAAGTGTAGGCTTTTCAACCGGCGCTGTGCTTATGTCAATTACTTGTGGTTTCGTTGAGCAAGCCGCGAGACTTATAAGTATCGTAAAGCCAAGGACACTCTTTGTTAAAAGCGATGTCATTTTCTGCTGTCCTTTCTTTTTCATTTAATTCTGCCCCCGATAGTAATTCAAAGCATCTCCCTGCATTTAGTGTGCCTCTGTTTACTGCACGTTCTATGCCTTCTGCATTTGCAATCGCTGCTGCTGTTAAATCAATACGTTCTAGTTTTTCTGCTAGTGCTTGATTTTGTCTGCGTATACTTATGTATTGTTCGTTTAATGTAGCAAGTTCGCTAGACGCTTTTGCAAAGTCTTCCTCTAGCGAACTTATTGTTTGTTCATTTAGTTCCACTGCGGTGTTAAGTTTAGCATTGTTTGATGTAAGGATAGCCAAGCGTTCTTGGGTGTCGTTGTAATACCAATATCCGATACCACCTGCACCCAACAACAACATAAACATTACTATTGCTAACTTAGCACCCATCTTGCCTATCCTAGCAGCTTTCCCAGCGTCTTGGGTCCTACAATACCGTCAGCAGTAAGTCCATTTTTAGTTTGCCACTTTTTAACGTTACGTGCAGTACCTGGGCCAAAGATGCCGTCTGCTGGTGTAATACCTAGTTTCTCTTGTACTTCAGCAACTAGCGGTCCTCTTGATCCTTGACGGATTGTTTGATTTAGATTAAGTTCCTGTTCTTCTGGTTCTTCATAATCGCCACCTAGTACGTCCATTGCATGTAGGTAATGTTTCTTACGATCGTCTAAACCAATTGTACCACCGTTGATACGTTTTGTAGCACCAATAATGTCCATGTCATCACAATACTTGTTTAGTCCATTTGTATCCCAGAACCAGCAAGCTGAGTCTAATGCACCTTCTTTGGTGCGTACATAGTCTACTGCTTCTTCGGGTGTCATTTCTACTGCTTCGGCAAATTTTGTATAGTTGTAACGTCCAGTAAGCTGAAGTATGCCACCTCCGCGGAAACGCCAGCCATCACCGCTGGCACTATCGCCGTTATCCATCCTGCTTGCATAAATGACATTAGCGATCTTTTCTGGCTGTCTGTGATATTCGTTTGCATCTCTACCTGCCCTTTTAAAATATTTTGGAAAGATTGTATTAAGTGCTTTTGCACTATAGTTTAAATTTTCGCTTAGTACTCTAAAGCCACCACTTTCGTGTCCGCATTGTGCTAAAAACATAGCAACACGTTCGGGTGTGTCTACTTCCCACAAAGGTAAGATATCAAGCATTGCTTCATACCAATCATAGTGATCGTCTCTGTGAATTAATTCTTTAGCCATCCATGGTTCGAATTCAAATTTAAAATGTTGTTTACCCATTAGGTATTATCCTTTTTCTGATGTGATTCCCCGGACACAAATTCAATTTTATTATTATTGCTTTTGGGAGAGCTTATATTCTTTCTACAACTAGCATTTTATTAGCATGTTCTAGTGTAATAGTTTTATCACCAAATTTAGATATATTATAATCACCTAAATATTTTGTTAGAAACATTATTTCTGCATAGTCATTCATATTTAGTTTTTCTTCAATGCTTTCAAGAATTTCAGTAGTGTTTCCAAAATCCTTTACTTTAAATCCTAACGGATCAGCATATATTTTTTTAACAATCAAATCGTTTTCACGTTCCATAAAGATGTCATCAATGTAACTATTACTAAAAAAGTTTTTAAAGTTGTTTAAGTTTGATTCGTTTACTAATTCATCATAACTTTCTGGATCCGTTGGCACTGTATCTTGTAACGATTCAATTGTAAGTTCATTAGGCTTAAAGCCTTTATAATAACGATATTTAAATGTAGAACCAGTTAACCGACTTACGCCATCTGCTAGTTCTATAATTTGATTTGCAATACCCTCTTCACGTTCCATTTCAACAAATACTCGATAGTATCCATCAGATTGTTCGCCTGAAGTAGCATCTGCATCTAGTACAAAATTATATCCACTTTCGATAAATTGTACTAGGTCGTCAGCTGCACCTTTTTCTAAAACATTAAAGCTCATTACACAAATGTCTTTATCGCTACCCATCTTACTCTTGTAGCTATCAATTTCAAACATAGGAACTACAAGATCCTGTAAATCATTTTCTCTTAAACCCATTATACTTCATCCTCTGCACCTGCCATTGGCGCTGCTTGATCTTCTAGTTCTGCTGATGCACCTGCGTCTGGAGCATCTTGTGGTTTGTCTTGAATAATATCATCAAACTCTGCACCATACATATCGGCTAATAATTTCTTTGGCATTTTAATTTCAACAATCCAAATTGGATGTCTATCGAGTTTGCCAAATCGTGTACCTTGACGTACATCTTCTGGCTCTAAAATTTTTCTTGGTCTTAGGAGACTTGATTTTGCATAACCAATTTTGCAATCATAATCTAACAAACGTTTGCCACCTTCAGGATCAGGCATTTTATTTTTTGGCCACATAAATCTTGCAGTTACCCAATGTCGGTCAATCTTTGGTCCTTCGGCTAGTTCGCCATCTTCCCAATTCTTGTATACATAGATATCCAATTCGTCTAGAACTCTTTCAAGATCCTTCAGTATGTTAAATGCACTATTGCTTTCGTAGATACTTTCAATATTCTTAATTACATCAAGTTCGTCTAATATATTAGTCATCTTGTCACCTTGTCTTTATTATAGTTATTTATCGCTTGACGCTTCAGTACTGTGCTATAAAAGGTAAATACCAGTGCAGGGGGATCCTGCAAAGGAAACCCATGCTTTTTCTTAATATAGGAGGCCTTAATGGGAAAAGCGAAAGCAAAACGCCAAGCGCATATATCACCAAGCAACGTAGTAAAATTGAATAATTTTCAACCTCAAAAATCACGACAAGTAAAAATACTTCCAAGAAATAAAAACCAAGAAACATACATCCTTGAATTACTGAACCGAGAAAGAGACATAGTCTTCGGAATAGGTCCAGCTGGTACAGGTAAAACCCTGTTAGCATGTCAAGCAGGTGTAAAAGCGTTTTTAGATGGAAGCATTGATCGTATCATTGTAACCCGTCCAGCAGTTAGTGCAGACGAGGATCTTGGGTTTTTACCAGGAACACTAGAACAGAAGATGGCACCGTGGACAAGACCTATTTTTGATGTGTTCAGAGAATATTTCTATGCTAACGAAATTGAGGGAATGATAAAAGAAGGCGTAATTGAAATATCACCATTAGCATATATGCGAGGTAGAACTTTTAAAAACAGTTATATTATTGCAGACGAAATGCAAAATGCAACACAGAATCAAATGAAGATGCTACTAACACGTATCGGCACTGAGAGTCAAATGGTTGTAACTGGTGATCTTAATCAAGCAGATAGACTAAAAGACAATGGATTGATTGACTTTATTAATCATCTAGAGTCACGTGAGAGCAAACATATTTCTGCTGTATTTTTCAAACAAGGAGATATTGAGAGACACGATGCTGTCAAAGAAGTGTTAGCAATTTACGGAGACGATTAAACTCTAACACTCTTAAAAGGAATAGGGTGAGAATTATATTTCTCATCCTGTTTTAATAACATCAAAAGATACTCATTTTCAGTATAGGTGAGTTTCCAACTACTTTGTTTAATAGGCGGGCGTCCCATTGCGTCATAGAATATTTCGCCTTGCCAGTATGTCTTTAACCAAATACGCTTTTTACTCCAACTACTACGTGTTGGCCACCATGCATAATGTTGTGTCCATTCAATGTCTATTTCAATTGTTGGCGGCATACATCTTCCCACCAGCGTAGAGTCCATACGATAGCTTCTTTTTCACAAGTAAAACTAAAATATCCTTTACCATCTTCATGTCCCCAGGCCCACGGATGCTTACAATGTAATTCTGTCCATTTAAGAACATATTCCATAATAGCATCACGTGGGAGAACTACATCGTGTTCAAAGTGTTTGTTATAGTTTGGATAAGCCATTTGCCATTGGAAAAATTTCTGAGATGACTTTAGCACACTGGATAGCGATTTCCATGTGTTCTTTTTGTGTTCCATTGGCGCTCCGTAAATCAATATAATGAATCCAACTACGAATAGTGCCATTCATATATAATCTTGTTTTAGTATTACCTTCTGGTAGAACAGCCCGTGCTTGCTCTTTAGCAATGCCATTATCAATAGCCCACTCATACGCTTCTTTGGCTGCATTGATTACCATCTGTTGTTTAATTTCCCACAGGCGAGTTAATTCGCGATCATCAGTATCAATACTGTTCTGTCTGTTCTTTGTATCCTGTAATCTACATTCACGTAATACAAATTGATCACCCATTTCGGCAGGGTTAGCATAACGTTGACTAAACTCTTGAAACGCAAAACTACGATGTCGCACAATTTGGTGTGCAATATCTCGTGTTGTTTCAATTTCTAATACAGCATTAACCATTTCAAGTGGTGACCAATGTGCATGTTTGATTAGATACTTGATAAGCCTTTCGCTTGTTTCTGTGCTAATTTGTGCTTGCGGATTTGATACTTTTGCACAAAACGCAATAAGCTCTTGCAGATCTGTTAATCCTTCTGCTGCAAATTCGTCTGTTGCTTTACTATAACTTACTAATCGAACGGCCATTCAGCTAATTCTCCTTTTAAATTCGATAATCTTTGGCTTAAAAAATTTATTGTAGTATGTATATGACCAGTGTCATGTGGCTGCAATAAAGTTTTGTAATACTGTATTTCTTCTTCTAGCACATTTACACGTACTAGATCATTTACTAATGTTTGGTTGCTCATCTAAAATCCTGCGTATTGTATCGCTTGCATACGTTTTAAAAAAACGTGGTCCTATACTATGTACTATAACAGCTAGTACAACAACTTGCAACCTAAAAGCAATGCTAAGTGCATGTTTCATATGTTGCCAGCCTGTCATGTTTACTGACTTTAAATGTAATTTGCATTGTTTGCTTAACATTAATCTCCCTTTCCTGGTGCTTCACTAAAGTGTTCCATTTTACCTTCTACATCGTGCCAGTCTGTTGCATCTGGAGGAACATCTTCAGGGCGCATTAGAGTAATGTTGGGCCAAACACTTGCCCACTTATCGTTGAATTCAACCCATTGTTCCATGCCCGGATCTGTATCTGCTCTAATAGCATCTGCTGGACATTCAGGTTCACATACACCGCAATCGATACATTCATCTGGTTTAATAACTAACATGTTTTCACCTTCGTAAAAACAATCTACTGGACAAACCTCTACACAGTCCATGTGTTTACATTTAATACATGCATCATTTACAATATATGTCATAGAATACCTTTTCTAAATTTTTAATATGCAGCCTGTTGTGTTGTAGTATTTCGTCCATCTCAACAAGTACTAGTTGTTTATCATTATACGACATACTTGCTATAAAGTCTAGAACATTTTTTAATTTTCTTATACGTTTTTTATCGTCTAGTTCTTGGTCATAACTTTCGTCCCACCAAGCATCAAAAGTTTTAAACCCAAGTTCTTTCATTAGACGCAGTGTAAACGGCGGTGCCGCTAGAACAAAAGGTCTGTAGTTTGCCATTGGATCTATTGTTTTTTCGCTAAAGTTAGCATATTGTTTGTTATATAACGTTTCTGTTACTACTGTGCAAAAACTATTTTTATATGCTGCTTCTAATAATTCTTGGTCAATCATAGGATGTTCTTGCCAGTCGCCGTATGTAACTAGACTTTCATTCTTATGATAGCGTATCAAGTGCTTTGCAAGTAACCGTCGATGAATCTTGTCAGCATTGTTTGGACAGAAGAAAGTCTTCTCAAAAGTTTTATCAATCTCTGGTAAAACTATTTGTGTAGATTCATGCCAAAGATATGTGTCAATGTAACTCATATGATCGAAGTATTTTTCAAGTCCTTTATTAGGAACAAAGAACTCAAAATCAATACCTAAACTGTAGGCAAATTCATATTCACTACAATAATGATTATCAAGTCTGCCTAAGTATTTTCTCATAAAGTCAATTGCATCTTTTGGCAAAACATGCACAGGCTCAAAACTAAACCAACTTACTTTATCTGTGCCCAAGTGGTCTAGTATATGTGTTACATTGTGTTCTTCATCGTCTGGCGGATCATTTATGTTATCAAATTGTACAACTAGCGGCATAGAAACTGTATCCATAAGATACATTACAGCATCATGCCTATAGTCATCAAACGGTTTCATAGGTTTTAGATTTTGATCAAGTACTAAGCATTTTTTGTTTTGATCAATTAAGTATATCAAAGTTGCCCGAGCCTGATAAGCGTTGCTGCTAAGTTAATTTCAGGATCTACAACTAGTGTGTGATCTACTAAGCCTTGTTTGATAATTAGCACAGCTTTGTCCTGTTGATCTTCACTGCCAAACAATTCAATGTTGTCATACAACCAACGATAGATCTCTTCCATTTCTTCGGCACGTACTGTACCGCATAATAGTTTACGTGCGTCTGAAATCTTGCCTGCCTTAAACAGTTCAACCATTTCTAATTTCCAATCGGCAGCACCACTATCGCCTTCATTGGGCTTTACTAGCACACCGTCTGTTGAATTCATTTGCACTGTGTTGATACACTTACGTAAGTCTGGATAGGTGCCTTTTACATATGTGTCAAGTGTATCTAAGTCTGGAGTTACACCTTCTGTAATAAGAATCTCTGCAACTCTTGCTGTAAACTCTGTTTGGTCAATCTTAGCAATATGGAAGCCTTGACATCTGCTGTGGATAGCAGGAATAATTCTATTAGGATAGTTACACGTTAGAATAAAACGTGCTGTAGTATGATACTCCTCCATAACACCACGCAATGCCGCTTGTGCGTTTGGCGACAAGTAATCAGCCTCGTCTAGTAGTACAACCTTAAAGTCACCAAATGGAATCATCTGTACAAACGAAACAATCTTGTCACGTACATCGTCAACACTGTTTGTACGACTTGCGTTAATCTCTAGTATGTCTAGCGGATTAGTATCAAGCTCATTAAAAAGCAACTTAGCAAGAGTAGTTTTGCCAATTCCAGCATTACCACTGAAGAGCAAATGAGGAATAGTTTTATCTTTAATCCATGTATTAACTTGATTACGTTGTGCTTCATCTCTAAATACATACCCTTCAACTGTTTTAGGCCGATACTTCTCTACCCATAAGTCTTTCATTTACTGTCCTCTATAATTTGTTCTAGTCTTGCTAACCAGGCAGGCGAAATTTGTAATTGATCTAGTACTTCATCTAACTCAGCTAAACTATGCTTATTAAATTCAACACTTTCTTCTGTAGCCGGAGCCCATGTTACTTCAACAACAGCATGATCTGCTGGCAGTTGCTCTACTATATTAATAGTTTTTTCAAACTTTGTCAACTGTTTTTTCCTTCCTTTTCCTCTTTGGCTTTCTTGCGTTTTGTATAAAATCCGCCTTTGAATTCGATCTCTTCTGTTCTTGCACCTTTTTCCAAGTATGTAACTTTACCTCCGTTATCTAAATACTCTTGTATTAATTTTTTATCTTCATCGGATGTGTTACGTGATACTGGATTCATTTTTCTACTTTCATTCCTTTACGAGCAAATTCTTTTGCTCTTTTATTAACTTCTCTATCATTGAGTTTGCCTTGTGCATACAGTTTTAGCTTCCAGTCTCGGACTAGCTTCTTACTGTCAGACTTTATCTTCTTCATCTTCCCACTTAATTTTTTCAACAGTATATTGATCTGCGCCCCAAAGTGCCGGTGAGCCAAACTTTCGCATTGTTTTTTCAATTACAACCGATTCTTCTTCGGCATACTCGTATCCTAAAAATAATTCGTTTACATAAACTTGCCATGTACGTTGTCCTGCAAAATTATTCAATTAATGTACTCCACTTCTTTAGTTTATCTCGTTTATAATTACTGCGGGTAGCCACATCGTGATGCGATACAATTCCGTGATCTATCATAAGTTCAATCATACATTGTACATCGCCAATTTCTTCAAGTAATTTTACACGTTGCTCGTCTGTAATTTCTTCTTTGTACTCGAACTTGCGTACAATTTTTGAACAGCGTTGTGTAAGCTCTCCGCACTCTTCTGCTGTAATAATCATTAGTTGCTGTAATGTGTTAATAGGACTATTTTGCAATGCCTAGCTCCTTGTATACCATTTGTACACCTTTTGCTTGGAAGTAAGCATCTGCTAATGCGTTGTGTAAGTCACTTTGCATTGCTTTACGTGGATCTACTTTTGCCATTGAAAATAATGTACGTGAATCACGCACTTGCCAAAATTGCCACGGAATAGGTTTGCTACGCTGTCGTAACATGTCTTCGATAATAGTAATATCAAATCCGTAACCGTGTCCCCACAGTACGTCAACACCTACCATCCATTTGGGTAGGATGTCTAAGAACACGTCTTGATGTTCTCTACCTTCAGTGCCAAATGCTTCATCTTGCACTTTTTGATCTTGAGTTGCCCACCAAGCAATAGTGCTATCATTTACACTACGGTCTTGGCTATCTAAATCTAGTTTGTAATAAAATTCGCTGTGAGGTTCACTATCGTCGAACGGATTAAACTTTACACCCCCTACTGTAAGCACAGTTGCCTGTGGTGTTACGTCTAATGTTTCTAAGTCGATCATTGCATGAATTGGCATTCAAACTTTTCCTCTACTGCTTTTATGTGCTTACACTTTTTAAATGCCGGACAGTCGCATGTAAAGCCTTTGTCTAGCATTTCTATATTATACATACCTTTGCTACCTTTAGCATTCCACACTGTGCCTACAGCCCAATGTTTCTTAGTATCAATTATATCGCTTGGATAAATTCTAGGACCGTACTTGGACATCGAGCACCTCTTTGTTACAGTTTAATGTAACACAAAGAGCACTAGTTGTCAACCATTTTTGCACGGAATCTTTCATAAGCCCGCCAACCTTCCCAGGCAAACGCTAACATGATTCCTGTTGTAATACCGCCACCCATTAAGGTGACGATAAGTAATACTTGAAATACTTTGGCAAATATAGCTACGGCTAAGAAGTCATACCATTCAAAGTTTTCAAATATCTCCATCTTTTCGATTCTCTGAGTAATACGGGTCAAACGATCCACCAGGATAACGTTTTTCCAGTTTTTTAACATTCTCTGCAATAACATCATTAGGGTCAATACCCAATGCACTGCAACTGTTCATCCAGTACCACATAATGTCGCCTAGTTCACGCATAGCATGGTACTGTGTATCTTCATCCATTGGTTTACCTTGGAATACACACTTCTTTACAATTTCCATAAACTCGCCACCTTCTGCACTAATGCCGATTGCACCAGTCATAAGTTGCGCCATGTTTACTTTCATTTTGCTTTCAGTTGTTTCAATATCAACTATGCGATTATACATTTGCATACTTGATAGTGACTCGTTACTAGTCACTTCGCGAACAAAATCTTTGTAACGATTTAAATCAACTTGGCTCATTATATTTCCTCTGCCATTTGTACGCCTTCGGGCTTTTCATTACTAAACGCTAGAATACTTTCTGCTTCTACCATACGCAGAGTTTTTTCTCCGTCTCCTTCGTCAATATCAATGCCGCGAGTCCAACGTCCGTGTTCTACCAACACCCAATCGCCGATATTATAGTCGTCATCATTTTCTGGTCCTTTTGCATGGACCTGGCCCCAACGTGGATAGATACCACGTGAATCACCATCGTCACTAGTAAGAATAAGTCCTGAAGCTGTCTTTTGTTCTCCAAAATGCATATTGCTTACAATAACTCGATTGCTAATAGGCCTTAGTGTGCCTTTAACTTTTGGCGTAATTTTAAATCCGCCACCCATTCCTTCTGTGTTCATTATTCACCTTTTCTAATAAAATTGCCTTCTTCGTCTTCGATCCATTCGTCAAGCGGATCTGCTTTAGATTTAGCCTTAGGTTTTTCTACAGGCTTTTCTAAAATCGGTTCTTCATCAAATGCTTCAAATTCTTCTTGCTCGGCTTGTGTTATTTTTGCGTCTGAACTTAATACAGTTTCGTCACGCATGCCGGGCTGTGCTTGATAGTAATCCTTGAGTACATCTTCTCTTTTTCTAACAATTTTGCCACCTTGTCCTAGTTCGTCACCACGTGCATTTACTCTATGGTTTCCAACTGCCGGTGTTAATTCATTACGACTAATTAACAGATCGAGATCGACTTGTTTGCCTCTTGCTGTTCTATATACTTTAC